GCAAACCTCGGTTTGCAGTCGGACGCTAGCGCAATGCCGCGCTCGCGCCCCCCGCATTGCTTTTTCGGCAGGAAGGACCCGTCGAATTTCCTCGGAGCGCCGAGCTGGAAACGACGAAGGCCACGAATTTCTCCGTGGCCTTCACACGCGCAGTGCTCGCAAGATTACGGTGAATAGTAGCCAAAACTCTTCGAAATGTTGCAGCCGCCTTCGATGGCAAAAGCAGCATGCGCCCGCTTCTGTTCGCACGACTTGGCAGCGGCCTTCGATTTCACCTGACTCCACTCACGCATTCATGCCGCCACGGGACTGTTCACGCCGTTGAGCTGCGACACCACGATCGTCAATGCGGCCTGCCATCGACGCCACGCCGTCGTTCGATCGCAACCAAATCGACAGCAGATATCCTTCCATTGGTAGCGCTCGGCCCGCATCCAGACGAGGTGGCGCTGCTCGACCTCCAGCCATAGCACCCATTGCATCGTCTCCAGCATGCGATCGATGGCCGCTGGCTCGGGTGGAAAGCGAATGACGGGCGGCTCCGCTCCGAGGTTCTCCCACGGCATGCGTTGGATGGCTGGCCAGCAGTTGAAGTAGCCCTGGACTCGAACGGGTGGGAGACGATGGGCGGTGCGTGCAGCCTCCCGAAAGCGATCGGCGACGAGATCAATGTTCCACTCAGCCATGGCGATGCTCCTTGACCCCGTACAGACGGTCGCCGATGCGGCGCAGCAGCTCGCGCTCAGTCCAGTTGAGCCGTGCATCCTCGGGGGAGATCACAAGGATGTGCTGGTCAAGCCATCCCTCGCGCTTGATCTCTTCGGGGTCTTGTCGGGGCTCGGGCATGAGCCGTCCCAGGGGGCTGCGGTACTGAGGTGTCGGGATCTTCATGTCACACCTCCTGGCCGTCGTCGTAGTTGTGGATGGCCCAGTGCAGGATCGCCAGGGCGTCGGCCTCGTTGTCGTCAGCAGGTGCATGGCCACGAAGTCGGGCGGCAGCGACCATGTCGTCCTTGCTCGCGTTGCCCTTCCCGGTGGCGTGCTTCTTGATCGTGCCAACCGGTACGCCCTGGTAAGGGATCTGGTGGTGTTCACACCATGCGGTCAGATGGGCCATGAAGCCGCCGTAGGCGTGAGCAGCATCGACACCGGCGTGCCGACGAACCTCTTCAAAGAACACCGCACTCAATCCATCAGCCGACTGTTTGATCTCCGTGATCCAGCGCTTGAACCGCAGGTAGCGCATGCCACCACCCTCAAAGCGATGCGGCTTGAAGGTCTCGGTGCCGCTGGTGATGTCACCGTCTCGACCGAGCAACGCCCAGCCTGTTTGGGTTCCGAGATCCAGGGCCAGGATCGATGCGCCGCTGATCGGGTGACTGACCCTGTCTCGAACGCCAGACAACCCTCCACGTAGGGCAGAGGGAACCGCTGTTCCCTCTCCTACGTAGTAGGAGGGGGAGTTTTCTCCAACTGGAATCACCCGGAAAAGTGAGCAACCACGCGGGTTTGCGTCAGTTGGCAAGTTGGCAGCCTTGCCGACTGCCAACTGAGCCTGAATCCTGGAAAAGCCTTGTCCTGCAAGGCTTTGCAGTTGGAAGGGGGTTGCCAACTGGCGGCAGTTGGCAGCGTAGTGGGCGCAGTCGGCAACAGCGCTGCCAACTGCGAAACGGGCATTCATCATGGAGCCTCCGGATCGTTCAATTCATCCTGGTACACCCACACTTCCGGGTTCTCGACGGGCATCGCTGCCCCGGAGTGCGGGCACTTGTAGTGGGTGGGGAGCACCGCGTGCTCTTGCATCGGCAACTCGCCGGTAGCAGGGTCTGGATCGCCGTTGGGCAGGCGCAGGACCATGCCCTCAACGCAGAGGTAGCCGAACTTGGTGCGGCCGCTGGATGGCAGGCCATAGTCCACCGCGTTGCGGAAATACTTGATGTAGCCCTGGGTGGAAAGCGCGGAGATGCGCTCGCGGATGGTGCGTTCGCCGCCGAGCCCCGCCTTGCCTTCAAAGGCCTCGGCCAGCTGATTGGCGGTGTAGCAGTGCCCATCAGCAGCCTCGTCGAACAGGATCTGCAGGATGGCGTCGCGCTTGCGGCGGCGCTCGGCGTCCAAGCGTTCGCCGTAGTCCTTCATCACGAGACGATCATTGGCGTCGACCTCTCGCCACTCACCGCTGATCTTGTCGACGTGTTTGAGCGGAATGCCGGCGCCATTGCGCAGCTCAAAGATGAGCTGGCGTGTCGTGCGGGTCTCATCGGGCCGGAACAGCAGCATTCCGGTCGAGTAGTAGCCGCGCAGGCTTCCTGCACCTGCCAAGGCCTGGAACGGGTCCTCCTCGAACTGCTTCTTGCCCAGCTTCTTGGTGTGGTGAGCCAGGATCACTCCGGCGTCTGGGTTGACCGCCTGGCGAATCCGGTCAACGCGCTGCGATAGGAAGAACAGCATGGCGCCGTTGTCGTTTTCGCCGCCTGCGTCGCCACCATCGAACACATTGCGGATGGGATCGATGGCGATGATGTCCGGGGGTTCGCCACCAAACGCATTCGCAATGGCTGGAATCACCTGCGCCAGGCCAGCGTCGTCCAGCACGAGGCGCAATTGCGGTGTGGCCACGAAGTTCGCGCGGGCATCCAAAAGCCGGCTGGCCGGAATGCGCACCTCTTTGACCCGCTCACGGAGGTAGTGGTACTGCACCTCAGCCTGGAGGTAGAACACACGCAGGGGTCGCGGCGGATGCATGCCGAGGAAGGCAGCGCCAGCCGCCATGTGGGTCAGCCACGCCAGCAGAAAGTCACTCTTGCCGACCTTCGGCGCGCCGCCGAAGACCAGCATCCCTGCTGGTGTGAGCACGCGCGGCGAGATGAGATCGGGCGGTAACGGCGAATCGTCATCGAGCATCTCGCCCAACGTGAAGGTCGGCAGCATCGGCAATGCCGCCTTGACCACCCGGCGCTCGCCCTGCGCGACGAACTCACCACAGTCGAATCCCTCAGCGACGGCATCAGCGGCATCCCACTTGTCGGGCTTGCCTGAGGGCGGCACCAGGATCGCCACCGAAGCACTGCCTGCGGCGACACAGGCGCGTGCGGCGTTTTCCGCGTAGTCCCAGCCTGGCGAGTCACGGTCGGGCCAGATCAGCACAGAGCGCCGTGCCAGTGGCCGCCAGTCGGTCTTGTCGATCGGCGCCTTCGCGCCGTTCATCGCGGTGGTCGCCGGGATGCCGCAAGCGATCAAGGCGTCGGCACACTTCTCGCCCTCGACCAAGACAACATGGGCCGACTTGGTGATGGCAGGCAGGTTGTAAAGCGGTCTGGGATCGGGAGCCCGCCACATCCGAGCGCGTACGTCCCACGGGCGGTACTCCTTGCCGGAGGGTGGGTCGTAGCGATACACACAGGCCATCAGCTCGCCCTCAGGCGTGAGGTAGTCCCACTTCGCTGTGTAGGGGCCAAGTTCATCGACAGCAACCGTGCGGACGGCGTGACGAGGCATGTGAGGCGCCGGTGGCGCGACACCCAGCCACTGGCGAAGCTCAGTGGCCAGCCTCGGGAAATCATGCCGCGCGGACAGGCCCTGGGAGCGTGCCCAGAGATCGATGACATCACCGCCCTCGTCAGTGGCGAAGTCCTTCCACAGACCGCGACGGGGTCCTTCCAGCTCGACGACCAAGCTCTTGCCGGGCGAGCCGTCGGTGTCGCCAACATAGAACTTGCCGCCGCGAATTCGGCCCTGCGGAAACAAGTAGTGCAAGACCGCTTCCAGACGATCCAGCAAGCCAGCGCGCAGCGCCTCTGTGTCACTGACGAGGTCCTCACGCGGCTCAGCGGCATCGTTGAAGTCCAGCCACACGATGTTGTTGGTCATCATGTCGCCCTCCAGCAGCGGTCTTGCCAGGAGCAGAACTTGCACTCGAAGTGTGTTGGCGTGGTCGTGTGGCGTGGCAGCAGCTCGCCAGACTCGGATGCAGAAATTACCCGGACGGCCCGATCTGACATGCGCTGCGCCAGTCCACCGTCAAACGGCACCAGCTCGAACCAGATCTCCTGGGAATCCTTGTTGATGGCGGTGAACAGCGCGGGGTTGCGCGAGATACCAGGAACCGTGGCCTCCATGTAGGCCTGGTAGATCGCCATCTGCGCGGCGTAGACGGGCTTTGAACGAGCGACCCCGTGCTTGACCGTGTCGCGCCAGGACTTGTCATTCATGGTCTTGCATTCCCACAACGACGGGCACTTGAGTCCGAGATCGCTGGGGGCGGCGTTGATCACGCCATCGACATGCCCCTGGATTCGGCCGCCCGCCACCGAGAAGCCAAACTGGCCCCCGCTGGCTTTGCGCGTGTACAGATCGAACCCAGCCAAGCGCAACCAGCGAATGGCCACGTCTTCAAGGGCATGCCCCACTTCGAAGACACGCAGGATGCGGCCAGGAATCTCACGACCAGGATCAACTGGAGCTCTCAGGTACTCGTACTGGAGCGCCCGTTCACAGGCGACACCCAGCCTCGATGCGCCGAGGTAGGTGCGTGGCGGTTGACCGTCGCGATCGCTGGCCAGAGCGGCATCGATGAGATCGCTGATCTGTTCGTGGACCTTGGGACGGTGATTGAAATCCAGCATCAGAACGGCACCCCCTTCGGAGATGTCTGGCCCTGACGTGCCAGACGCTCCTCCAGGAAGGCACGGTCCTTTGCGGCCATGCGCTCGTGCTCCTCGATCATCTGGTCCTGGTATGCCGTGACCACGACATCGATCAGGGTCAGCACCTCGTCGCGGGTGTAGTCCGCCAGCGGGCGCTGCATGCCGATCGATCCCACGTACTCACCCAGCGGCGACAAGCACGCGCGCATCGCGGCCAGCTCCATGTCACTTGGATCGATCATGCGAGCCTCCGTCTTGGTCATCAGCAGGCAGAACGCATCCTGACAACGGCGCGAACAGAACACCCACTTGTCCGAGTAACGATTCGGGTCGGTCGGCTTGAGTCGAGGGTTGAACCAGCCGTACCCCTTGGCCTTGCGGTAGCAGATCGCGCATTTCAAGCAGCCTCCCGATGGCTGTCGTTGGCCGCGACAACGAGCCGCTGAATCGACGACTTGTTGAACTGGAAGGCCAACAGGGCCGATGCCTGGTAGCGGGTCATGCCAAAGTCCGCCCGCATCTGCTCGGGGATGTAGCGCAGCTGCTTGTCCGTGGGCGGCTCGTTGAGCCAGCGCCGGGTCTTGTAGGCGGAGTCGGCAGACTCGTGGTCGTTGAGCCAGTCGTCAGCCTTGGCCATGCAGACCGTGCGCTCGCCAACGGCCAGCAGGTGCGGCCGCAGATCTTTCCCGCCACCGACGGCGTGCCAGCGGCCATTGAGAAAGAAGATGCCGCCCCAAGCACTGAAGCCGGTCGCCATCAGCGCGTCGTCATGCCCGAACAGGTCGCACCAGCGGAAGTTGGAGCGCTTGAGCAGATCGATCTCGCTCATGACGAAGTCCGCCAGCACGCCCAGTTCCTGCGGCTCCCGCTCCCAAACATGCCCACACAGCGGGCACTCCATGCAGGCCAGCGGAACGATGGCGCCGCAGTCTGGGCAGTCCTTGGTTGGCGCCTCACCTTCGCCCAGATGCCCGTCGAGGTTGATTTCCTGCTCGATCGACCCATGCATCAAGCTGGCTGTGCCGAAGTCCAGCACGATGCACTCGGTCTTGATCAGGCCAGGAAACTCCTCAGGGTCGACAGTCCGCAAGCCACGACCGACCATCTGGATGAAGGTGGACTTGTAGGAGCTGGGCCGCAGCAGAACGACGCAGCTGGTGGGCGTGTAGTCGTAGCCCTCGGTGAGCACCGCCACGTTGACCACAATCTGGGCAAGCCCGGTCTCGTAGTCCGCCAGCCGCGCTTTGCGATCCGCATCGGACAGCTCTCCATGGACGAGCACGGCGTGCACGCCCGCGTCGACAAACGCATCGCAGACGTTTTGCGCATGGGCGACCGTCGAACAGAAGACGATGGTCTTGCGCGATGACGCGTTCGCCTTCCAGTGCTTGATCACCGCTTCCGTGATCAGCCGCTTGTCGAGAATGGATGCGACCTCGTCCATGTCGAAGTCCATCGCCGTTCGACGGACGTGGCGCAGTGCGTCCTGCACGCCAACGTCGATCACAAAGGTGCGCGGCGGAACAAGGTGCCCGGCCGCGATCATCTCGCCCAGCGTGATCTGGTCAGCGACGTTGGAAAAGACCTCGCGCAGGCCCTTGCCGTCACCGCGATTTGGCGTGGCGGTCAGACCGCAGATGCCAGCTCGAGGATTGCGGGCCAGCACCGAGTCAATGACTGCCCTGTAGGTCGGCGACGACGCATGGTGCGCCTCGTCGATCACGAGCAGATCCAAGGTGGGCATCTGGTCAAGATGGGCCTGACGCGACAGGGTCTGCACCATCGCGAAGGTCGCCTGACCGCGCCACGACTTCTCGTTGGCATCAAACACGGACGTGCTCATGCCAGGATTCACCCGGGCAAACTTGTCCCGGTTTTGGCCGGTCAGCTCAGTGCGGTGCGCAAGGATGCAGGCTTTCGCATCGGGCTCGACCAACACCCTGCCGGTGACAGCCGACAGCATGATGGTCTTGCCCGATCCTGTCGGCGCAACAGCCAGTGTGTTCCCATGCTCGTCGAGCGCCGCAAGGGTGCGCTCGACAAGGAGGGATTGACGGGGGCGGAGCATCATGACTGTGGCCCTCCGTCACTGCGCCCAGCTGGGACGGCCCGGAGTGGGCGCCCGGCCGGTTGCCTGCGCATAGGCGTTGGGTGTGCTGGGCGCACTGGCAGCGGGTGCCGGCTGACGCGTGCCGCCCATCAACGCGGCGTAGTCCTTGTTGTCCGGCGTGATGGCCGCCTTGATGACGCTCTTGTCCTGGCCGTTCTGATCCTTTTCCCAATCGACCTTGCCCAGGAACTCGATGCCATCGAGATCAGCGAATCCGCTGATGCGGCGCGCGTTCTGCGCGGCAGGACTGTTGTCGCCGGGATGAACCCCACGCGCGGAGTTGAGGATCGCCTTGACGAAGGTACGACCCATGTTGGCCCACTCCGGCCCCTTGGGGCTGTGCAGACCAATCAGCGACCACATCTTTCGGCGGGCGAACTCACCGTCCATCACGACAAACTCGCAGTTCAGGTAGACCGAACCTGTGTTGTCGTTGCGGGTGGCGTAACCGCCAGTCCATCCTTGGGATGCGTCATCGAAGCCACCCGGGCGGATGGTCATGCGAACGCGAACCAAGGTGCCCTTGGGGATCAGGTCGAAGGACGTCTGTTCGGAAGCGGAATTGAAATCGAAGTAGGTCATGATCAGGACTCCTGAGTCGAAG